AAGACGATGGGTGTGCTGCAGCCGTTGCTGGTGTACCCGCACCCGTCGTTGGAGGGTGACTTCATCATCAAGGACGGTCACCGCCGCCATGCGGCGGCGGTCCGGGCTGGCTTGTCGGTGGTGGCCGTGTCGTTGGAGGAGGAGTCTGCCCGGGGCGTGCTGGATGACATTGAGACGATGCTGACCACGGGCCGCAACCACCGTGGACTGAACAAGTTGGAGGAGGCGAAGGGTTTCCAGATGCTCCTGGATCTGGGGCTGAATGAGTCGACGATTGGGAAGAGGTTCAAGCAGCCCAAGTCTGAGGTCATCACGAAGGCGCGGGTCATGAAGGCTCCGGAGAAGGTCCAGGACGCTTACGGGCGCGGCCGGATTGATTTGTTGCAGCTGAAGAGGCTGACGGACTTGCAGGCCTCCGGCCAGGCCGAGGTGCTGGAGCGTGCACTGGCTGCCAATGATTTTGACACGGATGGCGGGTACAAGATCAACGCGGACCGTCTGATTGCCCAGGCGGAGACGGCGCAGCAGGTGGCGGAGACCACGGAGCGGTTGCTGGCCCTGGGGGTGAAACAGGTCCCGGCCGAGCAGGGGTACAAACTGGAGGCTGTCCCGGATGAGCCGGCCCTGTCAGAGGAGGAGCACGTCGCGGCGGGCCACGTGTTTTCAATGTCCCACTGGTCGGATGAACCGAACTGGTATGAGCCACGGACGTCCGCGAAGGACGCCGAGGTCTCGGCTGGGGTGAAAGCGGAGCAGGCGAAGATCCAGGAGCTGAGCGCGGGGTTGTTGACGGCGTTCAAGCTTCGCCGCCAGTTCCTGGTCCGCACGGTCCAGGACGCCGGGTCCGGGGTGAGTGTGGATGCTGACCTGGAGCTGTTGCTCGAGGTGGTGTGGCACAAGATCGGGAAGCTGGACGATGTGGTGCTGGCAGCGATTACCGGCATCGACCCGCCAGAGGACCGCGAGAGTTACAGGGAACGCCAGAAGTTCGAGGGCAAAGTCCGGGCCGCGTTCTCGCGGATGTCGTGGAAGCAGATGGCCCGGGCGGCGGCGTGGGGTGAGTCGCAGGACACGGACAAGCGGCTCCGAAAGGCGCCCGCGTTCGCCCGTAACGAGTACAACTGGTCCAGCCACAAGTCTTGGCTGGATAAGGTCCAGCGCTTGTTCGGTTACCGGCTGGACCAGGCGGAGCGGGACACCCTGGAGTTCTACCAGGAAAAGGGCGGCCAGTACGGGAACCACAAGGAGCTTCCCGAGGGCGTCAATCGTGACGTGTCTGAGGACGTCGAGGTGCTCAATTGAAGGCCGACACACTAGCCGGGACCGCCACTTACCCGCGTGCCGTCGTCGTCCGCCAAGCCGATGATGACTACCACATCCAGATCTGGCACTCGGAGGCCAGCAGCGAGCTGGCGACGGACAAAGCCGGGATGGTCCGCACGTTCAGTCTCCTGAGGTCGGCCATCGGCCATGCGCAGCGCGAGGTCCATGCGTTGCGGTCCCGCCGGCATCCGGCGGGGCAGCCCTGGCTGAAGGAATCGGGTCATGAGCATGGATAACCCGGACATCAGCATGCTCAAGCGCGAGACACCGAAGCCGCCAGAGCGGTGCCCGTCGTGCAATGCGCTGATGGACCCGCACAACGGTGATTGCCGCTGCAGCAACTAATCAACCCAGCAGTAACTACCCGAGTAGTGAGGAGAGAGCAATGGCATTGGAAATTGAGTGGCTTGAGCCGCCGCTGAGCATTGAGGAGCGTCTGAAGGAGGCCTTGAAGCGTCAGCCGGGGAGGTGGGCCAGGATCAAGAAGTCCATGGCGTCCCCGACGTCCAGGACCGCGTGGCGCAATGACGGCTTCGAGGCCGTGGCCCACCCGGCGGAGTCGGACCCGAAGAGGTACGACATCTACGCTCGCTGGCCGGTGGGCGGCGACCCGAGGAAGCTGGTGCCCGACGTGCCGGAGGCGCCAGCTGGTGCGGCCGCCGTCGTCCCGGGCAAGCCGAAGGTCCACACGGATGTCAACGGCATGCCTGTCCCCGTGCTCACACCTGCCAAGGCCACGGCGACGGGCGGGTACAAGTACCGCGGCAACGACCATGGCCAGGTCACGGCCGAGGAGCTCCACCGCACGGGCGTGCGGCCGTGAAGGTCACTGTTCCCGCAGACTTGTTCACGGCTGCCCTGGCGGCGTGTGCTGCGCATACCTTCCAGGGCAAGGATGCCGGTTACCTGGCGACGGTGGACTTGCAGACGAATGAGGACCTGGAGTTGGTGGCCACCGCCTCGGGCGGCATGACAACCGGGGTGGCACGGGTGCCTTTGGTGGAGTTCGACGGGACGATGTCCCGGGTGGCGTTGTCCAAGCAGGACATCACCACGATCCGTTCCTTGTTTTGCGAACCGTTGAAGCAGCTCGAGGTGGTGGTGCGGTCCCAGACCGTGGCGCCGGCGTCACCGGATGACAAGCCGGAGGTGATCCATCAGATGGAGATCCGCGAGTTGGGCTCGCTCTTTGGCGGGCGGTCGTTGAAGTTGACCATGCCGGACCACGGCAACCGTGACATCCCGAAGCTGTGGCACCCGATCGCGGCCGCGCTCCGCCGGCGGTCCATGCCCTCCATCCCGGTCACGCTGTTCCATCCAAAGAACATGGCCGCGTTCCGGGCGTCGTCGCTCGCGTACGGCGAGGAGCTCCGCATTGAACCGGCCGGCCCGGATGGCTCCCTGGTGGTCCATTGCGGCCACTGGTTCGTGGGCTTGCTGGTAGCCCAGGCCGGAGCCCCGGAGACATTCACGGCGTCCCGTGGCGAGTGGGGCGAGCGTCTCCCCATGAAATTCGCAGTCGTAAAGGACGGATCATGACCCCGGCCCGGATCCAGCGCCGCAGCACCAAGGGCTGGCGGTCGCCGACGGGGGCCGTGTATGTCGGCCGCGGCAGCAAATGGGGCAACCCGTGGGTTGCTGGCAAGTTCACGCTACTGACGGGCAAACGTGCCGGCCAGAAGATAACCGCCAAAGACTCGGTCCAGATGTTCCGCAACGCCGTCGAACTCAAGCTCCGAAATCACCCGGAATTTCAGGCAGACATCGACGCGCTCGCCGGCCGCGACCTCATGTGTTGGTGCCCGCCCGACCAGCCATGCCACGCGGACGTGCTGCTCGAGATAGCAAACAAGAAGGAGAAGCCATGATGAACCTCGAAACGGTCAGGGCCCGGCTCCGGGCCGCGATTAGCGCCCGCTGCCAACTCCCCGCCTCCGTGCTCGAGAAGCACGCCACAGCCTTCATCGACGCCGCCCAGGACACCATCTACCTCATCGGCGAAGTCGTGGCCCTGCGGGCCGCGCTCGCGGGCAGGGTGATGACGGGGGACCAGATGACGTTGCGGGAGGCGGTGCGGACGCAGCTGATCAGTGATGGTGCGGAGGCGGCCGCCCAGGTGGATGCGGTGCGGGCCTTGCATGCCCCGGTGGAGCAGGAGCGCGTGTATTGCGCCTATGTGGGCATGGACCGTCCGGACTGCCGTGTCTGTTACCCCTCGGAGCACGAGCTGGGGCTGGGCCACGTCCGCATGGTGTGTGGGCATTGCCAGAAGCCGCGCGGCTTCGGGTACACGGACGAGCCACAGTATCCGTGCGAGACCGTCAAAGCCCTCGACTACGACCAGGACGCACAGATCGAAGGGAAGGAATCATGAGCAGCCCTGTGATCCTGTTCAAAGCGAAGGACCCAGCCGTTTTGCAGTCTTGGTTCGACGCGAACGAACCGCTGTTCCAGAAGTGGCGTGCTGACGTAGACGCTGTCAAGGACGATCTTGGCGGCCGTGATGTTCTCCGCCGCACCTACGGGATGTTCGGAAAGGGGTGGGTTGTCTCCGGCTACGTGGAGCCGGACCGTAAAGCCGACCCGCTGCCGGGATTCCGCCGTGATGCCAAGTCCGGTCACATGGTCCCCGCTCTGCGCACCAAAGCAGGCAAGGACTGGGAGGCGAAGCTCGCCCAGATCAAGTACGAACCCGCGCCCCGCCCGGGGCTACCGGAAGGCGTGTGGGGCGGCCACCGCATCGGCGCGTTCCGCATCGAGAACTTCGACGGTGCATGGTTCGCATGGCTTGGCTTCAACCCCTACGAAGGCGGCGACAAGCCCAGGGAGATGGAAGAGATTGACCACAACCTGTGGGAGGAAGCGAAGTTCTCGGAGTATTACGCCGCCAAGGAGGCTGGCCATGGCGATTGATGTGCTGGTGCCGTTTGATTACGGGCTGACCCTGGATTGGTACAACTTCCCGGTGCTGCTGACTGAGCGTGACCGGGCTGACCTGCAGCGTGAAATTGACGACGAGGAGGACCACCTGTGAGCAAGCTTGATGAGATCCAGAAGCGGGCGGACGCAGCAATCGGACCGCTGTGTGGAACCGAGGGGCAGCCCATGAACTGGCCGGGAAAGTCTGGCGGGTGTCGGACCTGCGATGGGCGAATAGCCGAGACGCTGGAATTTATTGAGCAGTTCAGTAGGCCGTTCATAGTCTGCGCCATGTGTGGGAACAAGCGATGCCCGAAAGCGACTTGGCATGGCAACCAATGCAGCGGCTCAAACCATACCGGACAAGATGAGCACGACCCGGTCGCAGAGTTCATTGCCCACGCCAGGGAAGACGTGCCGTTGCTCGCAGGCATCGTCCAGACCACCAGAAGGCTGCACTGGCGCGAGTTCCACACGAATAAGCCCAGTACCTGCCACGAGGACGGCAAGGCGTGGCCATGCCCCACACAGAAAGCCGCGGAGGTGCTGGCGTGAGCAAGCTGGTTCCTAGCGAGGACATCGAACGGATAGTTGGCCAGGCGAGGCACAAGGTCGTTCATTATGGGCGTGCTGTCAGCTCGGAGGAGACACTGTACGTCCTGCACTCACGGATGTGTCTGGAGTCCGGGATCGATCTTCGAGACTGCGAATATTCGGTTGCATTGGATCGTGGTATCAAGTTGGACCGCTGGCACGGGTTCGAGGACGAAGCGGTTGCGCTGTACATCGAGGCTGGTCTGCTCCTGCCGCTCGGGATGCCGCGGGCTGAGGCTGACCTATGAGCGCCCCGGACCAGTATGAGGACCCGGAGGGCATTGCCCTGGTCGAGGGCATCCTAGAGCGCGTGGGATACCGGGGCCACCTTGGGCCGGTAGACCAGGTTGCCGAAGACATTGCAACGGCTGCTAGCAAGCTCGTCGAAGCATTCCCCTGGACCTCATTCGAGGGAGCAGCGGAGACCCCGGCCAAGATTACTAACACCTTGGAGCCCGTGAAACCGACTGCCCGGGCCATCCGCCGCGACAAGCGTGCCGCTGCGCTCGCCGCCAAGGCTGCCAAGGGGAAGGGCCCGCCGTCGTCCTCCTGTTGGCGGGGTAGGGAACGGACGACGAAGTACAGGTCTCAATCATGAAAGTAGGTTCACCTCGTGCCATGGGGACGAATAGGCGATACCGCCGCCCATCATCCAACGGTGTTGGCGGTGTTGGAGCATGAGGATGCTGATGACCGGATAGTGCATGAGTTGTTTGGTTTCGTGATGCGGTGCGCTACGCAGTCGGCGGCCCACTTGACGGATTACGTGATCAATCGGGGAACGGCCGTATCGGTGGCGGGGGTGACCAGGGCGAATGAGCTCCTGGCGTTCGGGATCTATTCCGGGTACCTGGTTGAGATGGAAATTCTCGGCGCAGATGGTCTGCCTCGCCGGGTGTACAAGGTCATTGATGATCCGGATTTCATTCACATCCGCACCAAGGAGGAGATTGAGTATGAGCGTCAGCGCAAGTCGGACAACTCCGACCCGGCGCTGATAGTCCCGGTCCGTCTCCGTGACGGCGACGCCTGCCGCTACTGCGGCATGGTGGTCAATTGGAAGGCCCGCAAGGGCCGCATCGCTGGCACCTACGATCACCGTGTTCCCGGCCAGAAGGCGACGGTAGACACGTACGTAGTGAGCTGCGTTGGTTGCAACTCGGGCCGTGGCAACGACCCGGAAGCGGACAAGCGGTATCCGCTGCTTGCGGAGCCGCTCAAACCGTATTACTCGCCACATACTCGTGAGTGGCTCGAGAACAATGACTGGCGTGACCGCAACGGCTTCAAGGTGCCTGCACCTCCGGCGTCCATCATCCAGCCAGGCAAGCATGCAGGCGACGGCCATTCCCGGCCTGCAACCATCCAGGGCAACGGCAGCACATCCGGCCCGGCAACACCTGCAGTTCCGGCACCGGCCACTGGTGGCAGCCCCTCGGGGGCTCCCAGCGGCGACGGAATGCCGTCGAGCAGCACCGGGCAGGACTCGGCGGCACAAGCGCCGCCTGAGCCGCCCACGGAGGGATCTGACAGAAATCTGCGGATTCCGGTAGATCCAGCAGAACGTGAGTGTTCAGGATCTGGATTTACCGGGACGGGACGGGACGGGTCGGGACGGGCAGGGAAGGGAAGGGGACCAGATCTCTTACCCTCACCTGCCGCGAAACTCCGTCGATCTCCCAACCCTGCAGCGCATCCCCAACCGTCTGGGAAACGTAAGAGACCGAGGAGGAGAAAGTGATTCCCGTGAAAGATTCCCCTGTCCTGGTTCCGGCTGGCCATCCGATGTGGGTGCCCTCGGTGCAGGAGTGGGCGGCGATGTCGTGGCATCAGCGTCAGCAGTTCGTCCAGGTCCGGCGGGTGCCGTACAGGGTGAGGGTGCTGATCCCGTGTGAGAAGGCCCATGTGGAGGATCTGCCGCCGGCCCCGGATGTGGGGCTGCGGGATGAGGTGCGGATGCATCACGAGATGGTGTTGATGCGTCGTCGTGCAGCTGCCCGCCTGGCGGCTGAGGTGGTGTCTCCGGTTGAGGGTGACCGGAATTGGAATGTGCTGGCCGAGGCGATCGGATGCGAGGTGAACAAGCGCTATGTCGGGTGATCAGGTGAGGGTGACGGGGGCTCAGTTCCGGGCGAGCTGGTATGCGCAGATGTCGGAGGCGGAGTTCCAGGCGAGGGTGGAGCGGATGGCCGGGTTGAGGGGCTGGGAGTTCTTCCACGTCTACAACTCGCGGCGGTCCAAGCCCGGCTACCCGGACCTGCACTTGTGGCATCCCAGGTATGGGCAGATGTTCAGGGAGTTGAAGACGATGACGGGCAGGCAGTCACCGGCCCAGCTGGCGGTGGAGGCATCGCTTCGGGCGGCGGGTGCGGATGTGGGTGTGTGGCGGCCGGCCGATTTGGACCGGCGGATAGATGACGAGTTGAGGGGGAAGACTGTTGAGTAGCTTGGATGTGGAGCGGAAGTATCTGGTGGACGGGCAGCTGCTGCCCTTCGCCCTGGCGAAGAAGTTCACGCGGTATCCGGAGTGGTGCGTGTCTGCCTGGCATACCGAGGACAAGGTGCCACAGCCGGCCGGGAGGGATTCCAATCTGTGTCCGGTGTGCACTGACTCGTTGAGGTCGGCGTGGTCGGAGATGGCGGCGGCGTACGTGCCGTTGCAGGATTTGGTGGCGCCGTCCCGGTCCTTTGGCAATGGTGACCGGGTGGGTGGCGGGCCGGTGCATCCGCCGCTGCCGATCGATGTGGCGGTCTCCGACCTGCTGCGGGACATTCGTGATGAGGTGGCGTCAGTAGTCAGAGATCTGGTGGAGGACCGGCCGGACTGGAAGCGGCCGGCTGACCCGACAACGGACGTGCTGGCGGACAATCTGGCTCGCTGGCACGTGGACTACATCGCGACGCATCCGCGCCCCGGCCATGCACGGTCGGTCCTGGAAGCCGCATGGTCCTTGAGTCAGCGGATAGCCCGGACTGAACTCCACGATGGCGGGAGGGTGGAAGCACCGATGCACGAGCAGTGCAGGCATCGGGAAAACGTGGTGGTCAAAGTGGAAGGCAAGCCGCGTTTGTTGGCTGTCCGGTGTGAGGGCATGGTGGTGGCTGTGCAGTCGCCAGCTGGTGCTAAGTCGGTGGTGTGTGACCTGGTCCCGGCGCATGCCATACCGGCAGACATATGGATGCAGATGATGAGGGCGCGCCTGCCCCGTCCGTCGAGGACGGTGAACACGCTGGCAAGGAAGTATGCGGACGGACTGGCGTAGGGCAACACGCAAGGATTTGTGAAGGTGTTGGCCTACTTGACTTAGCCATGCTAAATTCGTGGTGTGGTGGTTCTTGCTACCCACTTACGAATTCAAGGCCTCGACGGTTCACTGTCGAGGCCTTTGTCATGCCCGGGGTGGTGAGCCGCCGCGAGTTAGCTCCCGCTGCCGATGTCGGTGTTGATCCAGGGGTTGGCTTGTCGGTGTTCGATCTGTTGGGCCGGTGTCATCTTGGCCATTGCATTGAGGTGCCTGACTTTCGCCCGGAGGAGCTGGGCCGCCGCAGCGCCTGGCACAAGGTGGGCGGATAGTCCGAACTCTGGGCGATACGCCTGTCCGGGAATGATCGCCGTGCCAGTTGTCTTATCGACAGCGGCCTGTTCCTTGGATGCTTGGCGAGCTGCCTTAATGGCATCTTGATTCGCCTGGAGTTTGGCTTTCCTACGGTCGAACCATGTGTTGCCTGCATCTTGCAGTGCCTGGCGTTTGGATTGGTGGTCATCGCTGGTTGTCACGGTGGCTGCTTGGTCATGGCTATTGTGCTTGCGAGCCTAGTCTCACGCGCATACTCCTGCCAGATCGAAGGCGGAAGGGTGGAGGCATGGTGGCATCGGGTGTTTACAATCCGCCGTGGTCGGGGCGCCGTGCATCGGATGCGCTGGCCAGGGTGAAGGCATCGGGCCGGAAGGTTGCCGCACCGTGTTGCATCTGTGAGCAGGGCATTGACTACTCGCTTGAGTATCCTCACCCGCAGTCGTGCAGCGTGCAGCATCTGAAGTCCCGCAAGGTCTACCCGCACTTGACGTGGGAGCCGGGCAACTGGGCTCCTGCTCATCTTGATTGCAATAAGGCTGCCGGCAGTCAAGAGGCAGCAGGCATGGGAGTGACGTCGCAGGACTGGTGAGCATCCCCACTGCGGGGCATGGTCGAATAAAATCCAGCTCCGGGAAACGCGGGGAGGTCCTGCCCTGAACCTCCCTCTCCCCCCGGGGGTTTCCCCCCGAAAATCCCCCAAGATCGTTGAATTGGCGGGGAAAACGGACCCTCCACGACATGCAGAAAGCTGGTTCTCGCCATGACGGTAGCGAATGGGAAGAAGATGATCGGGCGGGCGTTGGACATTGCACCGTCTCCGGCGTTTGAGGCCCGGCTCAAGGAGTCCAAGATCCGCCAGGCAGCCATGGAGAATCCCTCGCTGCGGGACGGCCCGGAGCACGTCATCATCGAGGCCCGCCAGGAAGGAAAGACCACGCTGGCGTTGAAGTGGCTGACGGAGTGCCCAGAGGGCGTTGAGCGCGTGCTCCTTGTCTGCCGAGAGGACGTGGCGAAGCACATGCGGGCCGAGTGCGGATTCAAGGCCAACGACCACAGGATCATTTCCTATCGCACCCTGATCAACAAGGGCCTGGGCGCTCGCCGGGAGGTCGAGTATGGCATCGATGAGACGGTGCAGGTCCTCATGGAGCTGCTAGGACTCAAGGAGATGCCTCACCTGGTGACCATCGCCCACGCAGAGAGTTGGCAGGGGCTCCAGCCCGGCTCTTAGCCATGGGAGGCCTGTCATGCATGATCGTCCAGCGATCCGGGCTCTCCATGGCGACGGCTCGCCTATCAGGGGCATTGCCCGGGACCTGGGCGCATCAAGGAACGCGGTTCGTCGTGCGCTGCGGCCGGGCGCTCGTGACTCCTACTACCGACCTTCCGTTGCGGATGCTGCTGAGCCGGCCGTCCGGGATGTCCTGGCCGATTACCCGGACATGGTGGTGGCCGACGTCGCCGTGCTGATTGATTGGCGGCATTCCCGGCGCACTCTCTCTGACCTGGTGGCGCGGCTCCGGCCCGTGTACCGGGACACATCACCCGGCCTGGACGCGCGACCACTGGTCGGCTTGCGGGCTGGCGCCCTGGCCGTCCAGGACATCCGCTGCGGCACATTGACCATCGGGGAGGTGGAATGGTGACGAAACGCCAAGACAACGCTTCCGCGAGGAACACCGAACCACCCGAGGGACTGCCCGACACAGCGGCGGATGTGTGGCGCGAGATTATGGCCAGCAACGACCTTGCCGGCACCGTGGACCGGTCCGCTCTGGAAGCGTTTTGCACGCTCATGGCGCGGCTTCGTGAAGCCCGGCAGCGGGTCGAGGACGAGGGCATGGTGGTCAAGGACCCGCGCGGCCGCGTGATCCCCCATCCGGCCCTTGCTGTGGAGCGTCAGACGGCGGAGCAGGTCCGCGCTTGGGGAGACCGCTTCGCGCCCTTGGTGAAGCCCACCCGCAAGCGCGGCTACATGGCCGATGCCACGGCGGCATCGATCGCCAACGCCCCCCACCTGGCCAGTGCAAAGTTCGCGGGCCCGGTCGCGGCCGTGAAGACACTCGCCTGGATGATCGACGAGGCCCAGCGGGACAGCATGGAGGCCCTGCAAAAGGCCATGGCCACGACGGTCCCGAATTACCTCAAGGCCTGCACTGAACTTCAGATCACTCCAGCGTCCGTTCCTGCGCTCGCAGGCGTGGTCACGGAGAAGAAGTCCACTTCCTCGGTGACGGACCTCCAGGCACGCGCCCAGGCCCGCCGTGCAGGCTAAGCGGGCGAAGCGCCCTACCCTGTACGGCATCGAGACGCCCCGCATCTTCACCCCGCCGTTGAAACCGTTGGAGCCGCGCTCACCGGTAACGGAGTCACGGACCCTCGGCTATGACGTGATTGATTTTGCCGAGAACGTGCTGCACGTGTCCCTGTATCCGTGGCAAAAGTGGTTGTTGGTCCACATGCTCGAGTTGCTGCCGGATGGCGGGCTGCGGTTCAGGACGGTGGTTGTCCTGGTGGCCCGCCAGAACGGTAAGAGCACGCTGTCCCAGGTGCTGGCGTTGTGGTTCATGATCGTCTGGGGCTGGCCCCTGGTCATGGGCACGGCCCAGGACTTGGAAACGGCGGAGGAAGTGTGGCAGGGCGCCGTAGATCTCGTGGAGGAGGACGAGGACCTCTCGGCACTGCGCAAGCGGGTGGTCAAGGTCAACGGCAAGAAGGCCCTGGAGCTCACGGACGGCTCGAGCGACAAGGTCAAGGCCCGCTACAAGGTCAAGGCCGCCAACCGGCGGGCCGGCCGTGGGTTCACCGGAAACCTGATCATGCTCGATGAGTTGCGTGAGCATCAGAACTGGGAAGCCTGGGGTGCGATCACCAAGACGACCATGGCGCAGCTCGAGGCGCTGGTGCTGGCGCTCTCCAACGCCGGCGACTTGACGTCCGTGGTCCTGAGCTACTTGCGGAAGATGGCCCACGAAGCCCTGGGAGACCCGGACGGGATCTGCGAGGAAATTGCAGCGTCCGGACCTACTTTGCTGGATGTCGAAGCACTGGAAGAGGAGGACGAGGAGTTTGATGATGACGACTTGGCCGACTTTGAGCAGGACGAAGACACCCTGGGCCTGTTTGAATGGTCCGCGCCGCCCGGTTGCAGCAAGTGGGACCGGCCAGGATGGGCGCAGGCCAACCCCTCGGTGGGCTGGAATCCAGGGTTCACGCAACGGACCATTGCCGCGGCCTGCAAGACGGACCCCGAGTGGGTGTTCCGCACCGAGGTTTTGTGTCAGTGGTCTGCCGGCACGCTCACCGGGCCGTTCCCGCCAGGGTCCTGGGACATGGGCAAGAACATCCCCGAGGAGCTCCCGGACGGCACCCAGCGTGTCGCGGAGGTTGACCGGATCGTTGGTCCTGTGGTTGCCGGCGTGGATCAGTCCCATGACCGGTCCATGACCTATGTGGCGTTCGCCGGCCACAGGGCCGACGGCGTCGCCCAGGTGGAGATCGTTGCCGGACGTCATGGATCTGACTGGGTCAAGGGCTACCTCATGGACGACAAGCGCCGGGATCGTGTCCGCTCAGTGGCGGGCCAGTCCCGCGGTGCCCCGATTTCCCCGCTGATGGAGACCTTGGCGGCGGACGAGGAGTTCACCGTCCCGGTGATTGAGTGGTCCGGCGGTGACCTGACGGCCGGGTGGGCTGATGTCTTTGACTCTGTCCGGGATGTGACCGTTCGCCATAACCCCCAACCGGTGCTGGACGTCGCTGCGGCTACCGCCGTGGTGAAGGTCTTCAGCGGCGGCGCCTCAATACCCGACCACAGGGCTTCACCCGCAGAGGTTGCTCCGCTCATGGCGTTTACGGCAGCCAAGTGGCTTCTGGGGCGCCGCGAGGTGGTTCCACCGCCGCCGCCTCCAAAACCGGAGGCGGTGCACGTCTCTGATGAGCGTGTTTCGAGTCCAGACAATGTGGCCCTAATGGGTTTCTGATGAGAGGAGCAACGTATGGCTGTTCCGATGTCGGAGAAGGGTTACGCCAGCCAGTCCGGGAATTGGTGGACCAATGCGGATGAGGAGGAAACTCCTGAGCTGCAGTGGCCCCGCAACGTGGATGTGTATGACCGGATGCGCCGCCAGGACGCCCAGGTCATCTCAGTGTTGCGGGCGGTGACGCTGCCTATTCGGCGCACCGCCTGGCGGATTGACCCCAACGGGGCACGGCCGGAAGTTGCCCAGCAGGTGGCGGACGATTTGGGCCTGGACCTGGTGGGCGATGACCCGAACCGTAAAATCTTGCGGACCCGGGACCGGTTCTCCTGGACGGATCACCTGAGGCTGTCTCTGCTGATGCTCCCGTTCGGGCATTCAATGTTCGAACAGGTGTACCGCATCGACGACACCGGGCTGGCGCGCCTGCGGAAGCTGGCGTGGCGGCCGCCGAAGACCATTTCACGCATTGATGTGGCGTCCGACGGCGGTCTGGTTGCTATTGAGCAGCATGGCGGCATGTCGGGCACCGGTGGCAATCCCCGCATCGGTGTGGACCGCCTGGTGGTTTACGTCAATGACCGTGAGGGCGGGAACTGGCTGGGCCAGTCCTTGCTCCGGCCGGCGTACAAGTACTGGCTGCTGAAGGACCGGCTGTTGCGGGTTCAGGCGCAGACCGTGGACCGCAACGGCCTGGGCGTCCCCGTCTATGAGGCGTCGGAGATCCATGACTCGGTCACGGGGACGGACCGCGCCAGCCGCGAAAAGGACGAGATTGCCGAGGGGCTGAAACTGGCCCGCGGCTTCCGGTCAGGCGACAACGCCGGCGCCGCGATTCCCCACGGCGCGAAGCTCATCCTGAAAGGTGTTGAGGGTGTCCTGCCCGACGCGGATAAGCCCATCCGCTACTACGACGAGCAGATAGCCCGGGCCGTCCTGGCCCACTTCCTGAACTTGGGAACCGAGACGGGTTCCTGGGCGCTGGGATCCACGTTCGCGGACTTCTTCACCCTGTCCCTGCAGACGGTGGCGATGCAGATCGCGGACGCCACAACCCAGCACGTCATTGAAGACCTGGTCGACCTGAACTGGGGTCCGGAGGAACCGGCGCCGCGGCTGGTCTTTGACGAGATCGGGTCCCGGCACCCGGCCACGGCCGAATCCATCCGGGCGCTCATCACCTGTGGGGCGCTCACCGCTGACGGGCCGCTCGAATCCCATCTGCGGACCATCTACGGCCTGCCCCAGGCAGACCCGTCCACGGCACGGGCAGTGCCGCCGCAACCACCACCAACCCCGGGAGCACCATGAGCCAGTTTTCAGGCAACGCGCCGAAATACCGGTTCCGCGGCAACGTGGAACCCAAAGAAGGGATCCGGGCCTCAGTCCTGGAGCCCGTGACCGAGGGCACCGTCGCCACCATGCGCCTGTATGACCCGATCGATTCCTACGGCGGGTACTGGGGCGTCTCCGCCCAGGAGTTCGGTGACGCACTCGCCCAACTGCCCCAGGACACCACGGAGATCCGGCTGCACATCAACTCCCCTGGCGGGGAAGTCACTGAGGCGGTGGCCATCCTCAACCAGCTCCGCCAGCACAAAGCCCGCGTCGTGGCCTACGTGGACGGGCTGGCTGCCTCGGCAGCGTCCTTCCTGGCTGCGGGGCTGGATGAGACAGTCATGGGCGAAAACTCCACCCAGATGGTCCACGATGCGTGGGGATTCGCGATGGGCAACGCCGGCAACATGCACGCGACGGCCGACGTCCTCGACAAGCTCTCCAACAACATCGCCTCGATCTATGCGGCGAAGGCCGGCGGCACGACCGAGGAATGGCGAAACACCATGCGCGCCGAAACGTGGATGAGCGCCGAGGAAACCGTCACCGCGGGCCTGGCTGACCGTGTCGGCACACCAGCCGCCACGGCATCGGGCACGAAAAACAGTTTCGACCTCACCATGTTTGCCCATAAGGGCCGGGACGACGCACCCGACCCAATGACGATCCTGCCGCGGCGGCATGCAGCCACCGTGCGAGGTCCCGTCAACCTCGGCCAGCCCGCCCAGGCTGGCCCCACCAAACCTCCGGCTGAGCCGGCGGAAACAAAACCCCAACGGAAAGGATCTGACATGTCAGATGCAGTAATCAAGGGGCTTCGTGAGCGGCTCGGCATCCCCGCCGAGGCTTCCCTGGACGACGACGGCATTCTCGCCGCCGTTGACGAGGCGCTCGCAGAGCAGGCAGACAACGCACCGGCAGTAGCAGCCGCCGGCACGGTTGTCCTGGACGAGGCCCAATACGTGGACCTCCAGGCGGCAGCCGAGATGGGCCGCACGGCCCGTCAGGAGCAGCTCACCGCCGGTCGTGCCGCGCTGGTCGATGCTGCTGTCGCTGACGGCCGCATCACCCCTGCCCGGCGTGAGCACTGGCTGGCCACCCTCGAGGCGGACCCGGGCATGGCAACAGCCTTGGCCGGGCTTGCGAAGGGTCTGGTGCCGCTCGCGGCTGTCGGCTACACCGGCGGCATTGACGAGGCATCCGATGAGGATGGTTTGTACTCGAAGTACTTCCCGACCGAGAAGGGAGCCTGATCATGGCTTCTCACATTCACCTGTTCACTCCCGGCGCCTCGGTGACGTTTACCGCGGCGGTTGATGTCGCTGGCGGCCAGCTGGTTGCTGTCACCGGCGACCGTGCCGTGTCCCCTGCTGCGGCCAAGACGCCCGCCTGGGTGGGTACGGCCGGTTTCGACGCGAAGGCCGGTGAGAAGGTCACCGTCCTGCCCGGGGGCGTGCAGCGCATCCAGGCATCGGGGGCCATTGCCGCCGGCGCCCTGGTGGTCGCCGCCGCGGCCGGCAAGGTTGCCGCTTTGGCTGCTGTCACCACGCCCACCCCGGCCGACGTCACGGATTCCCGTGCCGTGGTCGGGATCGCTTTGACCGGCGGCACCGACGTGCCCGTCGAGATCGCCCTGAGCCGCTAAGGAGAGCACCATGGCATACACATACCCTGCGCCGCCGGCAACTGTTGTCGGTGGCGACACCCTGGAGATTCACCGTCTCCTCAAGACGCCCACCTTGATTGCCCGGCGCCTGAGCACCCTGCTGGCCCAGCGCTACATCGCGGACGTGCTGCTGACGGGCCGCTTCACGGCCCAGGGCGGTTCGATCCTGTATGAGACGGGCGAGCCGATCTTCACCGACGACGACCCGGAGGCTGTCGCACCCGGCGCGGGATACCCGCTGACCCAGACGTCGGAGGGCGACCTGGTTGCAGCGGCCACGAAAAAGTGGGGCCAGGATACGAAGGTCACGGACGAGTCGATTGCCCGCCTGGGCATCAACCCGGTGGACCGTGCGTTCACGAAGCTGGTGAACCAGTCGGTGCGCTTCGTCGACTCGGCCGCCCTGGGCGTGATCGCGTCGAAGATCACCCAGACTTTCGACGTGACCGCTGGCGGCGGCCCGGGGGCGTGGACCACGGGCGATGCCATCGTGGAGGGCGTCCTGCAGGCCAAGGCCAAGGTCACCGGCCTGGATGAGGGGTATGACCCCAACGTCATTGCCCTCAATGACTTGCAGTGGGCCAAGGCCATAGGCCGCCTGATCAAGTCGGGCCTGCTCCCGCGGGAGGCCGGAAACCCGGTCAACACGGGTGTGTGGCCCGAGGCGCTGGGCCTGACGTGGCTCAAGTCCAACCACACCCCGTCGTCCAACCCGCTGCTGGTCGACAACACCAAGCTCGGCGGCATGGCCGACGAGAACTTGGGCGGGCCCGGCTACATCCGCTCGGGCGGTGTGGGCGTGGAGACCAAGGCCATCCGTGATGACGACAGCGACTCGTACAAGCTGCGTGCCCGCCGCGTCACGGTACCTGTGGTGCTCGAGCCCAACGCCGGCATCACCATCACGAATACGGGGATCTGACATGGCGTACATCGTGAAGGCCACCCTGATGGTGGCCAAGGTCGACAAGTCCGAACGGTACTTCGAGAAGGGTGCCGTCCTCCCGGCCGGCGTCTCCACCGCGGAGTGCAAGCGCCTGGTCGCTGCCGGCGTGGTGGCCTTCGTCAAGGATGAGGCCAGGGCAGACGCCGACGCCGACGCGAAGGCGGCGGCGGAGGCCAAGGCAGACGCCGACGCCAAGGCGGCGGCCGCAAAGACTCCGGCCAAGTAGGAAGGAGGGGACGCCGTGGGTAATCTCGCAGAGGTTGCGGATCTGGAAGGCGCCTGGCGTCCCCTGACGGACCAGCAGAGGACCAATGCCGCGTATTACCTGGGCGCTGTCTCCCGGGCCATCCGGCGGCGTTGGAAGGACGTGGACCAGCGCATTACGGACGGCACGCTGGGTGATGACGACGTCAAGGATGTTGTCATTGAGCTGGTGCTGCCGAAACTGGACGCCCCTCCAGTCCGGAATGCAAGGTCCTGGTCGCAGGCGGCGGGCCCGTACAACCAGCAGGTGACGCTGCAGGCTGGCGCCCGGGATTCATACGAGTTCGCGGACTGGATGGTCGAGGTGTTCGAGGGCTCGTCCACTCCGGGGCCGGTGTTTCACATGCCGCCGTCGGGCAGGTATGAGCACGCGTTCATCTGGCCGGAAGGGTGTGATTAGCCATGTGGGCAATGTTTCCCACCGCACATGGTGAACCAATTGTGCGTTTGCGCCGCCAGCTGGTGGCGGATCCCTATTCGGGTGAGTTGACGCAGGGCCGGTGGGAGGACGCCGAAGAGCTTCCCATTGTGGGTGCCGCGGTTGCGGCGTCCTCGACGACGGAGCAGGCGTCCCCGAACCGTCAGATCGTCATCACGTCGATGAGTGTCTACGGCCCGCCGGGCATGGATGTGCTGCCGGCGGACCGCATCCGGGCCGGTTCCGGGCTGTGGGACGTCACTGGCGAGAATGCGGCCTGGATGAATCCGTTCACGGGCTGGCGGCCCGGTGACGAGTTCCCGGTGAAGAGGGTGTCTGGCTGATGAAGTGGAACGAGAACTTCTTCCCGGAGATACTCAACTCCCCGCCGGTGGTCAGCATCGTCACGGCCGTGGCGCACCGGGTGGAGTCGACGGCAAAGGCTGCGGCGCCGGTGGACACGGGCGAGTACCGGGACGGGATCCATGTGGAGGTGCGCCGGCGGGCCAAGCGGACGGTTGCCGTCGTCGTGGCTTCCAGCCCGCATTCGATGTTTGTGGAGTCCCGGACTGGGAATCTTGCCCGGGCGCTGGGGCAGGTGGCTGGCGGTGGGTAGCCGTGTCCTCGACGCTGACCTGGAGATGTTTCTGACGGGGTTCATCCGCGCGGAGCTGGCCCTGATCGGCATCCCCGCCGTCCAGGGCGTGTTCGTCTCGAACGCGTTCCCACTGACGCCCAAGGCGAAGTTTGTGGTGGTGATGGACAATGGCGGCCCGTCGACGTCGATCATCACCACCCAGACACGTCTCGGGGTGACCGTGGCTGCCGGGGATGACCCCAGCCAGGGCGCTGAGGCCAAGGAGCTGGCGCGCCTGGTGAAGATGATCATCAACGATTCTGCCCGGACAGACCCGGGCAACCCGGTGGCCGCCGTCCTCAATTCCACCGGACCGTACCGGATCACCGAGGAAAACGGCCAGCCCAGCTATTTCTTGACGTTTGAGCTGGTTGTTGTTGGCCAGCCTTACGAGTAGCAGTACCGCCCCACCCGTTCAATTCAAGCCATCCACACCGTGTGGGTGGCTTTCCTATTTTGGAGGAAAAGACCATGGCTAAAGATGCTAAAGGCAATGATGTTTCTGCCGTTGGTATTCCGGTCACGGGGCGGCTCGGCTTCGCCCCCATCGGAACACCCGGCCCGACCCCGGCGGAGGGCGGTTCGCTCTCCTTCACCCTGGACCCTGCTTTCCAGATCCCCGGCCTGCTGACGGAGGACGGCGGCATGGAGTGGACCCTGGAGGCCGACGGGGACCCGATCCCGTTCTGGCAGGAGGGTTACACGCTCCCGTCCGGCCTGGCCAAGGCTGAGGTGGTCCAGACGTTCGCCCAGACGGATGAGATTGTCCGCTCCATTGTCCGCGGCCAGACCGCTGACGCGAACGGGTACATGGAGATTGATGCCGGCGGCACGGACGTCCATTACTCGATGTTCTCGGAGGAGGTCTTCAAGAACGGTGCCATCCGCCGCCGCTGGGCCCCGGATGCGAACATTCAGGCCGTGAAGGAAGTGAAGTCCAAGCGCGGCGACGTGATGGGCTACGAGACCACCGTGAAGATCAACCGCTCCGACCTGGTGGGCGGGAAGCACTTTGGTGAGTGGCTGATCCCCGGCGGTGGCGCGGCGGTGCCGGTGATCACGGGCATCACCCCGGCGACCGCCGCTGCCGGGACGACGTTCACGATCACCGGTACTGGCCTGACTGGGGCCTCTGCGGTCATGGTCGGGGCCACTGCGGCCACGGCGGTTACTCCTGTCTCGGCCACGTCCGTCACGGCGGTCATGCCGGCCGGTTCTGCCGGGTCCGTGCAGGTCAAGGTCACCACCCCCGGCGGCACGTCTGCCGGGTTCACTTATAGCCGCGGCGCCTAGCCGCCTTACTGACCTGGTCCCGGCGTCCCTTTGATGGGTGGGCGCCGGGGCCAGCACCAACCCATCAACACCCATCAGTGAAGGAGCATCATCATGACCACCAACGAAGAAGCCACCACGCCTGCCGTGCGCCCGGCCAAGGCCCCTGCAGCGGCCAAGAAGGCCGCAACGGCACCCAAGGGTGTCCCGACGCCGAAGCGCTCCGCAGCGAAGCCCAGGGCGGCCGGGACGAAGCCGCGGTTCGCCGTCGTCGAGCACGCGCTCAAGTGCCAGACCAGTGAGGGCGAAGTGTCCCTGGATCTGCGCATCCCGCTGGATCGATTCGAGAAGATGACCGAGCTTGAAGGAATGGACGAGCGCGCGTCCCTGCCGTTCATCCGCAATGAGATCATGCCGGCCGACGTCCGCGACCCGATCATGGGATTGCGTGATGGTGCGGAATCCATGGAGCTGATCCTGAAGTGGATCGAGGCCGTGGGGGCGAGGTTTGATGCCTCAATGGGGGAATTGGGTGGCTCCTCCGCCTCGTAGAGGAGCACAAGCCAGCCATAACCTACGACTTTCAGAAGCTCGGGCTGGACGCTGACGGGATCGGCACCACGATCACGTGGCGCCGATCCATCAGCCTGGCCACGGGCCTGCTGAATGAGCAGGGCTCCCACCTGCATGCAGCCGTCAACGGCTGGGCATATCCCATGTCGATGGACACGATGTTCGCCGGTGCCTTGTATGTGGCCGTGCAGAACGCGCTCCTGCCCGAGGGCGAGGATCCAGTGGAGATGCCGTGGCCGTGGGATGCCGAACAGTCTGCCCCGCAGGCCACCCCGGCCGAAGTAGCCGCGGCGAAGTCCACCTTGAATGCTCGCTCGGCCTTTGGTCAGGTGCGTCCCCAGTAAGGAAGTGAGGCGTCCTCAATGGCTAAAGCCGGTCAGGGTGAAGTTGACATTGTCCCGGTGATGGGCGGTTTCCGGGCCAAGGTCACCACCGAGGTGGACGGGGCTGGAAAGGCGTCCTCCAACCGGTTCGCGGCAGCATTCGGGAACGGCATCAAGGGTCTGGGCTCGTTCGTGGGCAAGTCCCTTGCTGTGGCTGGCGGCCTGGCTGCCGGTGTGGCTGCGATTGCCGTCAAGGGTGGCATCAGCCGCCAGCTGCAGATCGAGGACGCGACGGCGAAGATGACGGGCCTGGGAAACTCCACGGCCACCGTCAAGACCACCATGGCCAATGCCCTTTCCGCTGTGAAGGGGACGGCGTTCGGTATGGGCGAGGCCGCCACGGTCGCGTCCACCGCCCTGGCCTCCGGCATCAAGCCGGGCCAGCAGATGTCCAAGTATCTGACCCTTGTCGCTGACGCGGCCACCATTGCCGGGACCGGCATGGGTGAAATGGGCCAGATCATGGGCAAGGTCACGAACTCGGGCAAGGTCACCAATGACGTCCTGAACCAGTTTGGTGACCGTGGCGTCGGCGTGCTGCAAATGCTTGCCAAGCACTACGGTGTGACGGCCGAGGAAATGACCAAGATGGTCTCCAAGGGCAAGGTCGACGCCGCGACCTTCGAGAAGGTCCTCACGGAGAACGTGGGAGGGGCCGCCCAGAAGTCCGGCGACACCACCCAGGGTTCATTCAAGAACATGGGCGCCGCGCTGTCCCGCGTCGGCGTAACCCTCTCCTCCGGCTTCTTCCCCCTCTTCAAGTCGGTTTTCAACCAGGTCACCAAGACCCTGGACGGCATCAACACGAAGATCCAGCCCGCGGCCGAGGCTTTCGGGACCTGGTTCCAGGGCAAGGCCGGCCCCGCCATTGAGAACTTCTCCAAGAACGCGCTCGCAGCCTTTGACCGCGTCATTGGCTCGGTGCGGGCCGTTGTGCTGGCCTATCAGGCTGGCGGCAGTGATGTCACGTCGTCGGGCTTCAACGGGGCGCTGGAGCGCTTGGGGCTGGCGTCCAGGTTCGTCTTTGACGAGATGCGCGGCGGCATCCTGGCATTCCGTGCGGCGTGGATCGCGAATGACGGAGATGTGACCTCGTCCGGGTTCCCCGGGTTCATGGAGCGGGTGGCCAACGCCACCCGTCCCCTGGTTGACGCGCTCAAGCAGCTGGATTTCTCCAGCTTCAGCGCGTTCACGGCGTCCCTGTCGACGGCCGGCGGCACCGCGGGCAAGTCGCTGGGCAGCATTGGCGAGTCCGTCAAGACGCTGGCACCGGCGTTCAAGGAGTTCGGGGCGCAGCTGCCAAACATTGGCGGGGCACTGGCCAAGCTGGGCGGGGTCAGCCTCAACATCCTCACGGCATCGCTGGCGTTCCTGGCCAAGCATGTGGACACGATCATCAAGTGGATGCCGGCCATTGTGGCCGGGTTTGTGGCCTGGCGGATTGCCTCCGGTGCGTTGGCCGGCTCGCAGAAGATGCTGCAGGCCGCGCAGGTTGCGATGATCCCTGTGACGACGTTGAACAACGTGTTGCGGATCGTGGCGGTCAACCTTGAGCATCAGCATTCGCGGGCCCTGGGGCAGACGAACGTGGCGTTGAACGCGAACCTGGTGACCATGGCCAGGCAGAAGGTTGCCTTGGTTGCCCAGAATGTGGCGATGGTGGCCGGCAAGGTTGCCATGGGTGTGGCCACGGCGGCGCAGTGGGCGTGGAATGTGGCGATGTCGGCCAACCCTATTGGGCTGGTCATCATTGCGATTGTGGCGCTCATTGCCGGGATTATCCTGCTGGTGAAGAACTGGGGCGCGGTCACCGGGTTCCTGAAGACCGTGTGGCAGGGTTTCGTGTCCTGGTTTCAGTCCGTCATGGCCGGGTTTCTGGGCTGGTGGTCCGGTGTCTGGCAGGGCTTCCTGGGTTTTGTCGCGCCGGTGTGGGCTGCCATCCAGCGAATTATCCAGGTGGCCTGGCAGGTGATTGTGACGGTCGTCCAGACCTACATCACCATGGTTCTGACGGTGATTCAGACGGTGTGGGCGGTCATCCAGGTGGTTTTCTCCACGGCCTGGAACATTATCCAGACCATTGTGGCAACTGCCCTGGCGATCCTGATTGCCGTGTTCACCGGGAATTTCGGTGCCATTGGCGGGCTGATCGCCTCGGCCTGGGAGAAGATCAAAGGCTACTTCAGCGGGGCGTTTGCCGCGATCGCCGGGATTGTCTCGGGTGCGTGGGCGAAGCTGACGATGCTGTTTAACGTCGCGGTGGCCACGGTCAAGGCACTCCTCTCCGGAGGCTGGAATGCGATGCGGGACACGGCCATGTCCGTATGGAACGCGATTGTCTCCTGGATTGCCGGGATTCCCGGCAGGATTCTTGCCGGGATCGTCGCCATTGCACAGCTGCACATTCGGATGGGTCAGTGGATCGGCTCAGTGAAGGACGCCGCGGTCAATAAGTTCCTCGAGCTGGTGTCCTGGGTGGCCGGGTTGCCGGGCCGGGTCCTCGGTGCCCTGGGCAATGTCGGTTCCTTGCTGTGGGACGCCGGCAACAATATCATCCAGGGCTTCCTGGATGGGTTGAAGGCCGGATTCCAGGCAGTGCAGAACTTCGTGGGTGGCATCGGCCAGTGGATCAAGGACCACAAGGGCCCGGAAGCCTACGACAAGGCCCTCCTGGTCCCTGCCGGTGGCTGGATCATGGGCGGCCTAAACAAAGCGCTCAAGGGCGGTATCCCGGATCTGAAGTCGACGCTGTCGCAGGTGTCGGAGGCTGTCCGTGTGGGCGTCGCAGCCCCGGCTGGGGGGCTGGCGAGGGCGGGCCAGGGGGCAGGCAATGTTGGTCGTCTGGCCGCCGATGGAGGTCCTTTGGTGGCCGTGTATCCGTCGGAGGGAATGTCGGAGGAGCTTTTGGCCAACAAGGTCGTCAATCAACTGATCTGGAAGGGGCGTTTCGGGTGACAATGATGACGCATGTGCTGCTCGATTCAGACCGGGTGGACATATCCACGACGGGGGACGCCGTCAGCCTGGGCGGCGTCCTGTGTGGCCTGAAGGACATCGACGGCTGGCACAACGGCCCCGGTGTTCGGAAGAACCGCGCGGACCGCTTGTGGGCCCATGGTGAGTTTTCCGAACGCGGGTGGCGTACGGCCCGGCTAATCACGATCTCCGGGCATATCCGTACGACCACCAGGGCCGAGGCCGGCGGGTTCGTGGACCGTCTTGCTACCGTGTTTGCTGACGGAACGCCAGGGCAGTTCATCTTCACGGACCCGGACTTGGGCACCCGGTGGGCCAATTGCACGCTTGAAGGCGCACCCAAGACGGCCTGGACGCAACAGACCCGCATTGATTGGGAACTGGAGCTGCTGGCGGCTGACCCGCGCAAGTACGGGCTGCCGGTGGAGGCTGCCGGTGGTGTGCCGGTGGACGGCGGCGCGCTTGCCTTTGACCTGTTCACGCAGGGCACCATGGGTGTGCTGGACTTTGGTGCACCAGGCAGCACGGGTGTGGTGGAGCTGACGAACGTGGGGACGGCGGACACGGCGCCGGTCTTCACGGTCACTGGCACCATGCCGTCAGGGTTTACGGTGGAGAACCGGGCAACCGGGGCCCGGCTGGTTTTCGCTGGCGCCGTGGTCACCGGCCAGGTGGTGCGGCTTGATTCCGGTTCCGGGGACGTGACGGTCAATGGCGTGGACCGTGGCGTGCTGCTGGTGCGCCGCGAATGGGAAATGCTGGACCCCGGCGAGACCGGGTCCTGGGTCCTGACGGCTGCCGATTCGGTGGGCGCATTGATGGTGGTGGAGGTGATCCCCGCATGGTGGTGACGCCAATGGCCGCCGCGGCACGGGTTTTCGGTGTCGAACAGTTCCCCGGCTTCAGGATCTTTGCCGGCGATCTGCTGACGGGCCGGATCACCACGGACCTGCCCGTGTCCTCCCTGACGTGGGGCATGCGCCTCAACGACGGCGGAACGATCGAGGTAGGGCTCAAGCCGAGTGCAAAGGAACTCGCCGGGATCGACATCAAGGCGGCCACAGCCGAGCTCAAGCAGTTTATCGGCGTCGCAGTGGGAGACACGATTCTTGAGGCCGGCCCTGCCGGAAAGGGAAGCTACGACCCAAAGGCGGAGACCTTCAAGGTCCCCGCCTCCGGTATATGGTCGATCTTCGACAAGCGCAAGGCCCTGAACTGGACCCAAATACTGGCCGGGACGCCGATCACCGAGACGTACATCAGCATCGTGAGTAAAACTCTGGGGTCCATCGCAGCGGAGCTCGTGAGGATCAGCATCCAGGACAACCCGGACGGACAGCTGCCAATCGTCCTGCCGGCCCAGGTCGCCGGTATCAATGAACGCAACTACCAGGGCTTCTCGCTGTCGTGGACGGGTGAGATGCTGCGCAATCTCACCGGCGTGCAGAACGGCCCGGACATCCGGTTCCGGCCCCGCTACAAGGGCGGCGACCGGCAGTTCGTGGAATGGGTCATGGAAACCGGATCAGCGGACCAGCCACTGCTGCAGCAGTCCGGGGACGACCTGGTCTGGGACACGTCCACTCCCCGCTCCGGCGTGACCGGGTTCGGGGCGGACACGGACGGATCCCGGCTGGCTTCCCGGGTGTACCAGCCAGGATCCGGCACGGAGCGGGACATGAAGCTGGCGACCGCCTCCAGCCGGGTGCTCCTCGATGCCGGCTACCCCTATACGGAGGCCGACGTCGGCGCCAAGGACGTGGAGGATCAAGGGATCCTCCAGGCCAACGCCGACCAGCTCCTGGACGCGGGCTCAGGAACCTGGGAGCAGTGGTCGCTCACGGTGCGTGCCGACCAGGCACCGATGCTGGGCAGCTACCGGCCCGGCGATTGGGCCCGAATCAACGTCCCGCCCTGGCACCCGATCTTGGACGCCGGTGAACGCAGGGTGCGGGTCATGGCCATCGACGGAGACCACACCCTCGAGGTGAAACTCACCGTCGCCCCCATCCGCAATGCCGGCAGCGCCTACGGGGCAGGACAGACCAGCATCCTCGACGGACTCAAGCGCCGCTACCCTGCCACCGACCTGTTTCCTGGCAGCAGCGTCTACCCACTTTAGGAGAGTCATCCATGGCAAGAATCTGGGTCAACGGCCCCGCTGGAGGCACCCCGCTGTCCGCCAACCGGCTCAACGGCATCGAGACGGACATCGGGTCAGCCGTCGGCGATGCCGCCACGGCCAAGGGCCTGGCTGACACTTCGGCGCTCGCCGCCACCGCGGCGAGGCTGGCGGCCGCGAGGGCGCAGGCCGATGCGGATCTGGCCGCCCAGCGTGCGGAGGACGCTGTCATGGCCGCGACCGGTGGCGGGGTCGCCGTGGATCCTAACGATCCGGACGCTTTGATTATTAGCACCAGGGCGGACGGGTCCATCATCGTGGACCCTGCCGACGCCGACGCCTTGCAGATCACAATCTAGGAGATAACCCTTGGCTACACGTAAAGTCCCCGCCCTTGACGGTGCAGGGAAAATCAATGAAAAGCACATCCCCGACAGGCTCTCCGATGGGGCACTTTCCGCCGCGATTGAGAAGTCCGCGTCGAGCTGGATTGACTCGCGTGGCATTGATGTTTCAAGCAAGCCGCCAGCTGATGACACCCCAGTTATCGCATGGTCCGAAGCGCCCGCCACGGAGCTGACGTCCCCGGTTGTTTACAAGCCGTCGATCTGCGGCAAGGGATCTCAGGTGCTCAATTGGGACGGTCGGGATGATCCAAACATTAGGTATTTCTCCGGTGTTTACCAGACGTTCAACGGCGCTAATGCTGACATGACGCTCGTGGGGTCTACGAAGCCGGGCGGGACCTCACAAGCAGCCACATGGCCGCTGGTTTTTGCATTCAACACCTACGCTGCCGCGATTGAGCTGTACATCTACAGCGCCCGCGCCGCCCACTCCATGATGGTTGAAGTGAATGGCCGCATGGTCAGCGACACCCTGTACCGTCAACCCGGCGATCAGGTAGCAGTCTGGTGCCGTGTCAAAATCAACTTCCCATCCAAGGCTTACGGCTCACCTCGGCAGATTCGCATTTGGGCGGACGGTGCGTTTGGGCTGGCCGAGATCCGCGTTCCGTCCGGCGAGACAATCACCAAGCCCACAGCAACCGTTGGCCGTCGCGCCGGCATCATCGCGGATTCATTTGTCAACGGCGCCGGGGCAAGTAACTCATGGCCAAACCAGGGCACATCGAACCTGGAAACGTTCGCCCCACGTCTGCTGCGAATGATGGGTGCCAGTGACATGGTTCTCGCAGGGATTGGCGGTACGGGATTTGTTAGCGGCGGCGATACGAGTTCCTACAAAACCCGCGTGGCGGCCGTTGTGGCGACGGCCCCGGACGTCCTATTCTTCCTTGCATCGGTCAATGACGGGAGCGCTGCTGGAACTATCCAGTCGGAAGTTGAGGCCACTCTCGCACTGGCGGCTTCAGTGCCCAAGGTCTACGTCATTGGAACCCTGCTCAGCGGATACGCCGACAACCGGGCAGCCGTCAAGGCCGGAACATTGGCGGCAGGCCGGACGTTCATCGACCTTGGCGCATTCCTCACGGGGACAGGGAATATTGGACTTCCCAAGGGGGATGGAAACCGGGACTACCTGCTAATGACGGACAACGTGCACCCAACTCTCGATGCGCACCGTGCCATCGCCCGTAAGTTGTTCGTTGCTCTAAATGCCTAGGCGGCTTTGAGGTCAACTGCATGCTGAATCACGTCAAAGCATCCGGGGCAAAATTCTTTACCGCATGCTTTCATGCCACCTGTCAGGCTCACTTGGGACAGCCATCAGTGGGGGCCGTTCACAGTTTCCCGCCGATGCTTAGCGGCGTCCCGGCGCAGTAGTCCAGCGCGCCGGGACATCCCGCCTAGGGAAGCGTGTGGACCGCGGCCTGCGATGGTAGAAGAAGGTTGCCACAATCCATAGGAAGATGACTAGCGCCAGTAGATACCAGACGAGGCGTGCCGAACTGCGCAGGTTGTACTGAAGGACGCTTACCGAGTAGAGCGCGGATAAGCCCATCACGATCAAAAGCCCGGCGTTGGCAAGCAGACCGGGAAGGGCCGATGTCACGCGCTCTGCGAACGCGAAAACCGCGCCGATTACCAGAGGGACGAGTGTGAGTGCAAACCCGCCGTACGCTGCAAGCTCACCGATGGCAGCATAGGGAGTGTTTTGATTAATGCGAAGGTACGGCGATACGTCGGGCCACCCTGCGGCGTCACCAAGGGCCGGGGAAAGACTTATCCAAAGTGCCTCCGGTGGGAGCTCCATACCGCCGACGACGCCAGTGAGTGGGGCGCTAAAGAGGACATTTCCAAAAATGCCACCCAGGCTGAACCGCGAGAGCACACCTTCGGGGTCGGCAAGGAACGTCTCGCCTAGTGTCAGGATGCCTACGCCATCGGCATTGCCTCTCAGAAAGAGGGGTAGCTGGAGCAGGAAGACGGTGGCGACGGCGACCCACGCAACGTGCCACCAGCGGACCGGCTTCTTCGTCGAGAGAAGCCATCCGATCAGGAGCAGACTGGGCATCGCAGCGAGCGTCCTGCTCGCCCTCCCGAAGAGAATGAGGCTCCACAATGCGACAGCGATAATCGCATAGACCTTCGCGTGCCCAGGGCGAAAGGCCGCAATGCATGCGAGGAGCGCAAATGCGGGAGTCAGGTTGTTGCTGGCGATGACTGCTATCTCAGGCCCTGTGCCGCCAAGGTAGCTGCCCCGGATCAGCGCACTACCGTACGCGATGAAAGCCAGGCCGATACCCACGTAAGAGATGAATACGAGCAAACCGGTTCGCAGTTTCACATCAGCGAAGGCGGACCAGCCGTGCGATCCCTTCTTCCTCATCCCGACGATCAGAGCGCCGATCGTGAAAGCGGCGCTAAAAGTCATTCCGTACTGCGCGGCATTAATGAGGTCCTGTGTGTCGACTTCGATCTGTGCGGCGACGATAGCGTCCGGCGCGACCACGGGCCAAAGCACGAGACCCGAGATCAGGATTGTGTTCACTATCAGAACGGGGAAGATCGTTGCGGTGAAACCGTGCGCTCGTCGCCAGAGCGCGGCGATCTCAAGCATCGCCAGAGCAGATCCAATGCCGACGGTCAACGCCACTATGTCGTCAGTGACGATTGTCCAGATACTTCCGATCAAGAACGCAGTTATCCCCGCTACGACAAGGCGCAGTGGAACGGTGGAAGTTTGTTTGCCTTTTACCATGGCACCAAACGTAATGTCGCGGGTTTGTAGCATGCAGGCAACTTTATCAGGCCACCACATCGAGCGGCTCTACTGCTTGCGTCGCCCGATCACGACAAGGGCTACGCCCCACCGATAAGAACGGGCTCCGCTGGTAATCCACCAGTTCGATCCCAGTCCGGCACATAATTCCGGTAGTGTTCCCCGCCCCAGGCCCCGCGCCCCGGGGCTTTTTTCATGCCCGAGAGAGGGGCCAAGATGACCGAAGTACCTGGTGTTGTTCCTGCGGGGACGCCGCGCCGCACGGTGGAGCCTGACCCGCTGGCGGCGTTGATGGCCGAATTCCAGAGGCTAAGCAGCCGCTTGGACAAGGTGGAGCGTGGTGCCTGGTTGCGGAATGCGTCCATCAGTGGCGGGTCCGGGCTCACGATCTACGATGGCGGCAAGATGGCCATCAAGGACGGCGGTGTCCTGGACGTCGACGGCACTGTCAATGTCAACGGGGCGACGAACCTGAACGGGCCAACGACTATCACTGGCCAGACAGATGTCACTGGGGAGGCGACTTTTAACGGGCCCGCGACGATCAATGGGCCGGCGAAGATCACCGGGACCCTTGAGCTTCCGGCGGGGATCATCGGCAATGACGCCCTGACGTCGCCGCTGAAACCGGCCGCGATCCATGCGGACGCCACGAATTTTGCCTTGGCGACCGGGGCGAACGCTGAGAAGGTGAGGGCCACGATCACGGTCCCCGCCGGGTACACCCAGGCGCTGGTCATGGCCACTGTCACCATGAGCAACCGGAACCCGCTTTCGGTGGCGGATGACATGTACCTTGCATGCAGCATCAACGGGATGAGCCCGGGATGGTCCGGGCAGGTAACGGTCGCGCCCAACGCGACGGGGTTCATCACCAACTCAGCATCGGGCCTGTTCGCTGGGCTGGGGTCGACGTTCTACATAGCGGCAAAGGCCAGCTCGGGAAACGCCGCATGGGCGGCCAATGTCAATGCGACGGCCAACGTCGACGCAGTCGTGGTCTTCCTGCGTTAACGCTTCGGCGATCCGACCAGGTCTTCAGGCGTCGGAATCGGAATGTAAGTCGATCCGTCGGTGGGCTGCTTGCCCTTGTCCTGGTTCTTGATGTCGCCTGGTTCGGGGGTCCCGAAATTGTTGTTCGGGACGGGCTGCTCGATAACGGGCTGTTCAACGACGGGGGCTGGCACGGGTTCGATGACCGGGGCAGGTTCAACGACGGGGGCCGGCGCCGGGGTTTCCTCGACGACGGGAGCAGGTTCGGGAGTGGGGGTGATGGTCACAACGGGCTCCGGGGTAGGCGTGGCAGTGATGGCAGGTTCCGGCGCGGCGGACGGTGTTGCCGACACGGTCGAGGCCGGTGTCGGGGCGGGTTTGTTGTTGTCCGCGTTGGCCAGGGAAATCCCGGCGAAAAGCCCTCCAGCGACAAGAAGTGTTGCCGCGGCCCCCAATGATGCTGACTTTTTATCCATGCCGTGATTCTACCCAGCTCCCACAAAATATCCAGCTTTCTTCCAGTTTCCCAACCATGAGGAGTTACCATGACAGCTCACCGCGGACTATTCGTCCGGCAGACCGGCACCGCACCAACCGCCGTCGGCACGACCCCGGTAGAAGCCCGCCTCGCGCTCGCCGGCTTGTATGCGGAGAACGCCCCGGGCGTCCCCAGGCAGGGCCTCCTGGCCCAATCCGCTGTCAATGTGGTCATTGGAACGGGCACGATGTCTTACGATGTCGCACCGATCAATCCGGTCATCACGAGGGCGATTGCGGATGGTGTTCATACCCCGTCGTTCACGGGTATCACGAATGTTCTGACGGCGGATGCACCGGCCTCCGGTTCCAGGATTGATTTGATCTGGGTGAAGCAGAACGACGCCGAGGCTGGTGATGCGGACAACTTCGCTGACCTTGGGGTGACGCAGGGCATGGCGGCTCCCTCGCCGTCCCGGCCGACGGCGTCACTGCCGCCGGGTGCGTATGTGATCGCCTCGGCCGTCGTCAGTGCGGGGGCTTTGGCCACCACGGATGCGACCGTGGTAATCACCCAGGAATGGGTGCATACCGTGGCCCGTGGTGCCCCCATCCCGGTGCGGTCGACTGCGGAACGGGCAGTCATAACGCCGGGGGACGGGTGGATGGTGGAACGTCTGGACACCGGGGTGATTGAGATGTACCGGAATGGGGCGTGGGGATCCATCACCCAATTCCCGGGCGCATCACCGTACATGGTCCATGCCGGAACAGCTACTGTGTCTGTCGGTGTTGGTACCGCGGCCGGAACACTTGCGGTTTCCTTTCCTCCGGGGTTCACCAAGATTCCGATCATTGCGGTCAACATCGCCGCTGCCACTGGCAGTAATTCGTACAAACTGCTTGCCCATGCCTACAACAAAACCGTGGGTGGATTCACCATGGATCTGCGCACGATCGATGGGACCGGTGTGGCCGCCTCCTACGCCATCCCTGTTGACTGGATCGCTATCCAGATGACCCCGACGACGGCGGCGGGGTGACGCATGCCGCCTCCTGAAGACGTCACTCTCGGCGAACTAAACCGGAAGCTGGACGGGCTCGCGGGCTCTGTCCAGAAGCTCACAGACAAGCTGGACGACTACCCCAAGTGGTCCGACATCAAGCGAATTGAAGGCAACCTGAAAGACACCATCACCGCCGCCGTAGAGCAGCGTGAGGCCGTCATAAAGGCTGTGGAACACCGCGTCATGACCCTTGAATCGTGGCAGACGTGGGCGGCCCGAATCGTCATTGGCGCCGTCGTCACTGGCGTCATTGCCGCATTCTTCATCTTCAAGCCTTAGGAGGGCCAATGGTCAACATGAATGTCGGCTATGTACGTCCGGCGCGTTCCCTCACCACGCTCCAAGCGGAGCTGAACGCGATATGGCCGGGACGGCAGCCTGATCTCGGATTTGTCACCGGATACAAGTCGGCTGGTAACTTCTCCGGGCACAACCCGAACAACCTGGGCATTGTCATGGCTTATGACATTGGCACCTACGTCAACGGTTCCATCAACGAACCTGACGGGCGTGCACTGGCGGATTATCTGCGCACGGACTGCAACGAAAAACTCCAGTACCTCATCCACGACATGGGCCCGGCCGGGGTTCAGCAGCCCATGATTGCGGGCAACCACACCAACTGGGCGTGGCAGGCGTACACGGGTGCTGACCCGCACTCCAACCACATCCACCTGTCCATCGTGGACCTGTACTGGGGGGACCCCACCAACGTCCCGGCCAGCGTCTACGACTCCACCAGCCCCTGGGGCATCGCCGCCAGGTTCGGTGCCACGTCCCAGGGCGGCACCATCACGCCAATCACACAGAAGGATGGATTTGACATGGCATCACTCGCAGACCTCCGCAAGATCATCAAGGAAGAAGTGGCTACGAGCTCGTGGGGCTACAAGAACCCCTCCTTGGAGAAGGACGACGCCTACGCATTGCTGCGGGCCACACGCACCTATGCGGTGAAGAACTCAGGCGACATCGCCGCACTGCGCAACGTCGTCGATCAGATCGCCAAGGGGCAGGGTGTGGCCATCGACTATGCACAGGTCAAGGAGGCCGCTGCTGCTGGCGCTGCCGAGGCCCTCGCTGCTGGAGTGGACCTTGACGCGACCGTGACCATCAGGGGCGTCCAGTGACCGGGGCGCATGTGGCGGTGTCCACGCAGGAGAAGAATCCGCGCTCGGCCGTGGTCCGCACTGTCGTCGTCGCGGTCGTCGTGCTCTTCCCGTCCATGAACGCGATTCTGGGGATCATCGCGGATGAGCTCGCCCCCTACGGCGGTGTCCTGCCGGACTGGGTGTTCATCACCCTCAACGCCGGGGTTGCGGTCGTGACAGTGATCTTGGGCATCGGGACCCGGGTCCTGGCCATCCCTGCCGTCAACGCCTGGCTGCGCGATCATGCCCGATGGCTTTCACCCGAAGACAACCCCGAATAGTTATACACAGGCCCCGCCCTCTCCATTGAGGGCGGGGCCTTTTCGGCGTATGGTAGAAGATTCCTTCGGGAAAATGACGGCGGCCCCGCCAGTGTTGGAGCACTGACAGGGCCTTTGCCGCCACCATAGAACCGTCTAAGCACATATGGAGACGACATGTACAACACTACCCTTATCGGCCTGCCCGGCACCCGGGCAATCACGACGGCGGACCTTGCCGCGGCCAGCTACCTGGCCCGGTACCGGGGAGCCACCCGCGACAACTACGAGGTGTCGCTGAAGCTGTTGTGGCAGTGGTGCGCCGACCACAGCATTGACGTCCTGGAGGGCATGCGACGGCCCATCCTGGAACTGTTCGTTCGCTACCTTGAGGACGAGCGCCACAACCGCCCGTCCACGGTCGCCCACCACATCACCATTGTCCACGGCTTCTATAAGTTCGCGGAGATCGACGGCTACATTGAGAAGTCGCCGGCAGCCCACCTGCGCAAGCCGCGGGTGTACATGGACGAGTCCCGCACGCTGGGCCTGGACCGCATGGAACTGGGAGGCCTCATTCAGACGGCCCGGGCCTCCCACGTTATGGACGGCGCCCTGGTAACGCTTATGGGCATGATGGGCCTGCGTGTCTCCGAGGCGTGCAACGTGCGGATTGAGGACTACCAGGATACCGAGCGTGGCCACCGGGTGCTGCGTCTGGTGGGGAAGGGTGGCAAGCCCGCAACGCTCCCTCTGCCCGTCCCGGCGCTGCGTGCCCTGGACGCGGCCGCCGGGGACCGCACCACGGGGTTCCTGCTGCAGCGGCGCACCAGCGCCCAGCCCATGAACCGGAAAGCCGCCGCCATGGCCGTGGCCAGGCTCTGCAAGGAGGCGGGGATTGAGAAGCACATCAGCCCCCACAGCCTCAGGCACTCCTTCGTCACGGCCTGCCTGGACGCCGGCGTGCCGCTGCGTGATGCCCAGATAGCCGCCCGGCACGCCGACCCACGCACCACCAGCCGCTACGACAGGGCCCGCCACAACCTCGACCGCCACGCCAACCATGTGGTTGCGGCGTTCTTGGCAGGGTCAGCCTGACACGCAAAGAAGCCGTTCCCCGGACCCGTCCGTGGCACAAACAAGCGCCCCATCCCTTCATAGGGTGGGGCGCTTGTTTGTGGGATTGAGGAGCTTACAGAGACATGAAGTCGCTAAGTGCGTCATGAACCATCTTCACGGATTCGCCGGTGAAGTAGTTCGCATGGGTTACCTTGACGGTTTCGATGGAGTCTGACCCGACGAGCACGATGTCAATGGCATGGCTGTCTTTGTACTGTCGCTCCATTTCACCGTACTTCTTGGTGGCAGCGAACGAATCGGTACCGAAGCTTTCGTGTTCAACGAGCGTGTTGGTCGCATGGTCGAACACCAAAAGAAAATGCTGGATGGCGCTCATGGTTTGTCCTTTCGTGCTTCCTGAGAAGCTTTGAGGTACGCATTGACCTCAATCCCAAGTGTACGGATATTGTCAAGATGACCTTGACTTGGCGGCGTTCCAAGCTCCTCCAGGGCGCTAGTTTCAGACATGAGGCGAAGGAAGTTTTGGATCAGGTGGTCACCGTCCTGTTTGAAATTTTCTCCAAGGATGCCCGAGAATGCTTCGACTAGTACAGCCCAGCTCTGCATGGGTTCGGTTCGGAGTTGGATCTCAATTTGCAGGCCCGACTCTTTTACGATCATGTGGACGGCCCTGTACCCGGAGCTGCGCGGCTCGACGATGTAGTCCTTCACATGATGGAGGTCTTCGCCCCAGGTCTTTCTTACTTCTTCTTCGACCAGTCGCAGATGGGCGATTGTTTCAACAACCATGCGGCAGCCGCCGATGTCCTGCATGCGCGACAGGTCTAGGCCGGACTCACGCGCGAGCTTGTCAACGATGGTTGCGGATTTCTTTAGGCGCTGGGTTACCTTCTGCGAGGGTTCGCCTTGCATGTTCAGGTCCTGGTGGATCTGTCGCAGTCGGGTTTGGACAACAACCAGAGGGTCAGCAAATTGGGCCCTGAAGGCGATAACTGTCATAAGCGATTCGTCCAGCTGCTCTTGGCTGCACTGGTCCACCAAGTACTTGCGGATATTACTGCCAGCGCGACGGACGGCTGACTTGGTTGGAGGGGTTTCGCTCATTCGAAGATGCTACCAAGAGGAAGTGACGGTAGACATTGCGACCATGTGGCCTGGCTGATCGTGTGTCTGAGAGTCGTTCTGGTTTTGGTGGGAGTTTTGGTGGGAGTTGGGCCGCGCTTCGGCTGATGTCAGGCGGCAGGGCTCCCTGGAGTTCCGCGTGTTCTAGGCGTTTTCCGGTATGGTGCGTCGTGGTGCGGGGCCGTGGAGCCAGACTTAAAATCCATTCAGTGTCGGTTCGAGTCCGACCTGGGGTACAGGTAAAGCCGCAGGTCAGGAGCCCTTTGGGGGGTTCCTGGCCTGCGGCTTTCCTCATTTTTGGTGGGAGTTTTGGTGGGAGTTGGCTACCCGTTGCGCCGTTTCCGGCGCTCGGTGAAGTCGATGACGTTGTCCGGTGTCGGCTTCTCAGGCTCCGCTGGGGGCGCCCAGAGGGCGCCGGCGACCTTGTTCGCGGCATCGGTCTTCATGACGTCCAGGCCGTGCTGGTAGCGCTTGAGCATGACCGCCGAGGACCAGCCCATCATCTCCATCACGATGCGCCCGTCCACGCCCATGAGCAGCAACATCGTCGCGGCCGTGTGCCGGGCGTCGTGCACCCGGACAGCCGGCACCCCGGCACCGGCCAGGAACTCCTTCCAGTCCTCCCAGTCCCGCTGCGCATTGAGGGGGTTGCCGTTGCGCTGCCGGAAGACCAGGTCCACCTTGACGCCATTGGCGGACACCCACGGACCGTCCCGGCCTTCCTCAATGGCGACACGGCGCTGCGCCTCGCGGTGCTCCTGCACGACGGCAACTATCTGGGGTGGAAGCGGCAGGTCCCTGGCGCCGGCATCAGACTTGGGTTTCTTGATGAACCGCCCGCCCCCGCGCTTCTCCGGGCAGAAGAACTGGGCCCGCCCGCACGTGGGCAGTTTCCCTTCCTCAACGCAGCCGTGGTGCCAGGGCAGCCGGTGGATCGCCCGGGAGACCCTCAACGTCCCGGCGGCCACGTCCACATCGGCCCAGTCCAGTGCCAGCCGCTCGCCCTGCCGGATGCCGAGGGCAAGCGCCATCAGCCACCCCAGCCCAGCACCGTCCTCAAGTGCGCTCGCCGCTTGGATGAGTTTCCGGGCGTCGTCGGTGGTGCTGATGTCGGGGTCGAAGTCGGCGGCCGTGGGTGCGTCGAGCCGGGTGGCAGCGTTGAATTTGACCAGGCCGCGGCGCATGGCCACCTTCAAGGCGCGGGAGATGATGCGGTGCATCTGGAGCACCGTGGTTTCGGATAGCTTCTTGGCGCGCATTCCGGCATAGATGTGTTCCAGGTCTTCTGCGCTGAGGTCGTTGAGGCGGCGCCGGGCCGCGCCGGAGTCGAGCACGTAGTTCTTCACGTAGCTGCGGTAGGTGACCAGTGTGCCGGGCTCGATCTTGTGGGCGGCCACGTTGTCCAGGTAGTACGCCAGCCATTTGGCCAGGGTGGGAGCTTTTCCGGTGACGAGCATCCCATCCTGTTTGTCCGTCAGGGCTTCCCGGAGCTTGGTGGCGCACTCGGCCCGGGTGGGCGCGTAGATGATCTTCTTCCTGGGCTTGCCGGCGGCTGTCCAGCCCACCACGATCTCGGCACGCCAGCGGCCGTCTTTGGTCTCGTAGGGTTTGGTGCCTTCTCCCTTGCTGTTATTCCTGGCCATTGGGGGCCTCGCTTCTGTCTGTGGGTGCGACGGGGCCGCGGATGCAGTAGCGTCCGCAGACTTCGATAAGTGCGTGTTCGAGCGGGGTGATTGCGCCCAGGCGGGTGACGACGAGCCCGACGTCGACTTTCCACAGTTCTGCCAGGTCTAGCAGGCTGGTGTGGCGCATGAGTCCGTCAAGGAGCATCTGGAAGTTGATCAGCCGTCCGGCTGTCAGGGATTCGACGCAGATTTCCCGGGCGTTGTGTGCTGCCCCTGCAAGGGGCTTGTGGTCCAGATTCTTGTGGATGCGCTCGTGCACGAGCGTAGCCCTGGTAGTGCCGACTGGTCGGCACGGATCAATGTAGATCCGCCCCGACTCGTGGTCGTAGTAGCCGGCTAGATCTTCCGGCAGGTGTCGGAAGATGATGTCATTCGGTGTCCCCATTGGTGGTGCCTCTGTCACTTGGATGCAAGGTCCGGCCGGTTGGCCGGAGTCCCTGATCAGTAGCAGATGCCTTTGGGCGCCGCGAATTAATGGGCGTCACGGACGCTTTGCCATCCGTAGCTATATGGGTGGGATGATCTCCATTGCCCACCACCTCCTTGTTCATGTCCACGAGGACCCGCAGCATGTCGATCGCAGCCTTCCGTGCCTTCGCGGGAAGATTGTCGACACCTGGTGGAAGTTCCTCTGCAAAAGGCGGGCCGGGGACGGGTTGTCCCGCGGCCGTGAATGCGACATCATCACTGACGCCGGCCAACCAGGCAATCGCACGGATGGTTTCTTCCGACGCAACGGACTTATACGTTCCGTTCCGAATGTGACCGAGCGTTGTGCCGACCAGCTTGAAGCCGTGATCCTGCGCTTTGAAGCTCAGTTGGCGCACGGAGGTCTGGTGCTTGGCTACAGCCAGGTCAACCAGCTCTCGAAGGCTTTGAGGTTCATTCACGACGCCGACTCTTCCCTTTGCAACGACACTTGAGTAAGTGCCGAAAAAGATTTCATGACAAGTAACTACCCCATCCTTGCAGAACTGACGGGGGAATTATCGCTAGTCGTGTTGACAAGTGGATTACAAATTCTGCATACTGTACTTGTCAAACCGATTCGAGAAGGGAATACTGATCATGCGACACACCAGCCGCACATTGTCCATTGTTCGTAAGGAGACCTGGATGAAGGTCAAGGATCCCGCCGCGCTGCGGCGGAAGCGGTTGAACCGCAAGTATTCCCAGCGCGATCTCGCGTTCCTGGTCAAGCGCTCGCAGAACACCATCCACCTGCTGGAGACTGGCGGCATGAAGACCCTCAGTGAGGATCTGGCCTTGCTGATCGCGGCGCGGCTCGACGTCGACTGGGAGGACTATTTCACCCTTGAAGAGCATGAAGTCATGCCCACGGTTGCAAGTGCTGCACACAGCACCCAACACGTTGAGGGAAAGGTGGCGTCGTGAGTGAGTACCCGATCCCCCTCTATGTCAGCCCGTACCGGGCGCCCGCCCTTGATGAGATCGCGGAGATCATCAAGTCACTCCCGCTGCTGGTCGGCATGGGTGCCGGGGACCGGGCCGTCCTAACCATTGCGGCAAGGACGGCCCAGTTTCTTGACGGCTTACTGAGTCGGACGCTCGTTGTTGATGACGAAGGCCGTCTGAGTCTGGCTGACGATCAGGGTCCCCTCGACGGCGTTCCCCTCGGACTCGATGGTCGCGCTCTTGTAGACGCGAGTCTCGCCTCCTGCGAGAGTGCTCTGCAGTTCCTGCGTCAGCGCCTGGCGGCTGATCTTGCCGTCGTAGACGCCGAACCATTGTCCGTTGATGATGACTTGAGCCATGTTTCTTCTCCCTCTGTGGGTGCGCCAAATAGCGCCGTGCGTGACACCTCGAATCCTACAGAGGGAGATCTCAACACCCAGGAAGAGGTGGCGTCATGACCCAGGAACGTTCGTGGGGGAAGAAGCAGGATCTGCGCTCGCAGGCCAGGGCTCGGGCGTTTAATTCGGACAGGAAGTTTCGCCGGTATTGGCTTGAAGTCACTGGTGATACCGCGATGGAGCTTGACCGGTTGGGGCTCATCATCCGTCACCTGGACAAGGGAGGCCGGCCTGCGGCCTTCCCCGTAACCCGTGAGCCTGAGAGTGACCAAGGCCGCGCGCTGGGCATGTCAGCGGGACGGCTCCGTCAGGGGCTTTCCTCACCACATTTGACTGGCATTCCAGGGTTCGAAGGTCTTGGTGGCGGCATCGTAGGTGATCTGCGGGGACCTGGTCTCACTGTCACTGCCGATGACCTTGTACGTCTCGTCATCCCCAGAGTTGTCGATGCTCTCCGGATGAGTGACCCGGCTGTCCCGAGTTATGTGGAACTGGACGATGTCCCGGACCATGCCGCAATTGATCGTCAGGAAAACCTCCCCATGGATGAGCAGTCGGGCGTCAATGACCTTCACCAGGGTATTGATGATGGGGTCCTTGCCGGCCAACGCAGCATGCCCGTCAATTCTCAGCCAAGCCATGATTCTTCTCCCTCTGTTGGTGCGCCGAATAGCGCCGTGCGTGACACCTCGAATCCTACAGAGGGAGATTTCAACACCCAGGGCGATTCGGCCCCATAAAAATAACCGGCCACCCGCTGTAACGGGTGGCCGGTTCGCAGACCTCAAAAGCAAGAGCAAGGGAGAAGTTCAATGACCATCATACCCATGACCCGCCGGAAGCCTGCGAGGGTCGAGGACGCTGTCCGCCTGTACACGGCGGTGGAGGCCTCCCAGATCCTGGGCGTCTCGGACGACTACATCTATTCCCGCTGGGATGACCGCACACTCCGCCAGGTCGACGTCGGCACGAACGGGCGGCGGAAGCTCCGCGTCCGTGCTGATGACCTGCAAGCCTTCATCGACGCCAGGACGGCATGACCATGACGTGGATGGATACCGGGGGACTGGACCCCGAAGACGGCCTGGTCTACGACGCCCGCTGGGGTTGTGACGATTGTGGACTGTCGTACTCGTGGCCTGTCACGCCGGGCCTCGCACCGAAGGAGGACCCGAAGCAGACCCAGATGCTGGCCATCATTGCCGAGCACACCCCGGAGACTTGCCGGGGCGCCCAGGCCTCGCAGGAAGCCGACCATGCAGCACGCCAGGCGGCATACCAGGCCGGCACTGGCAGCCGCTACGACCAGTGGCAGGACGACCTCAACACCCTTCAAAGCATCGACCCGGACTACACCGCGGCCGAAGCCATGAAGTCCGAGGCCGCAGGCTGCCCCATGCCAGTCAGCGGCGACCCCACCGTCACCCTTGCCGCCGCCATCGGCCGCGGCGCCGTGACCATCACCAAGGGCCTGCCAGCCAAGACCAGACTCAATCGGCACGTCGACAACCTGGACAAGATCACAGCCGCCATGCCAGGCATGGACGGCACAGCCCTGAACCTCAGCCAACGTGTCGTGATCAGCGGCTGGTTCGTGAAGTGCTCGCTGCCTGTGGGCGGTGGTTTGTGATGGTGGATCTGGATTTTCCCGCGGGTCTCTTTTTTGAGGCGGCTGATTACACGGTGGCCAACACCCGGCCGGAGGATCTTGACCTGACACGGAGCAAGGTCTCGCGGCACCGCTCGAAGCTGAAGACCACGGTGACCTTGCTGCTGGATGATTTGGCCAGGATCAATTCGAGCTTGCACGCTGCGGACCGCCAGGGCAACGCGGCGCCGCATTGGGATTCGGCCGTGGCGCTGCAGAACAAGCTGGCCGCGGCCGTCTCGCACCTGGCAGACCAGATTGACAGGGCGGAGCGCCGCTATGAGGCGTCGTCCGATACGCCGCCCCCAGTACCGCCGGCGGGCGCGGTTCCCCCTCCCGCGTCCGCCGGTGCCATTCACCTGGCAACGGTACCCGTGGTGACGGAGAAGCCCGCGACGGTGCAGTTGTCGAAGCCGGGTCCGGCAACACTGGCCGCCATGGTGCGGAGGTCGTCATGAGCACCCACCCTGTGCAGGACCTTGAGGGGCATGTGGTGTTTGTGGATCCGTTGCCTGGGCAGCGGAAGGCGATGGTGAAGGCCAGTTTTGTGACGAGGTTTCGGACGACGGCGCAGTGCAAGCGGGACATTCTGTTGTGGGCTCGTGGCCAGTACACCTCGGCGGCGGATTTGCACGTGAATTTGTTCAAGCCGGATCGGAAGAATCCGCATTGGCGGGCTGACCTGATCCGTGGGACTGCCGTGCTGGCCCGGATCAGCCTGACGCCGCATCGTGAGCGTCCGCCCCTCGAGACTGAAGAGCTTTTCGGATGAGCGCCCGGATGGTGCGTCCGTCGGCGCGTGTGGCGGCCCGTCGTCGTCGGTTGCTGGTGTGGTGGCCGCTGCTGGTGGCCGGGGTCTTGGTGTCCCTGGCGGGGGCGCCGATGGTGACTGTTTTTAATTCCCTCGACATCGCCGGCCTGGTCCTGATGGTGGGCGCGGTCGCGGGGTTCATTTTCGAGGTGGAGGACTAGATGACGGAACAACCAGTGGAGGTAGAACCGGCGATGTTGACGGTCCCGACGGAGTGGGAGGGAAGCCAGGCGCCGCGGCTGGTGTGGCCGCAGGCGCCGCTACCATACGGCACGGATTTGAGGACGTGGGCGAGGGCGGCAACCCTGTCGGGGCTGAGCATGTCGGCGCTGCTCGCGGAGAAAGTCACGGTGCAGTCCGCAGCGTATGAGGAGGCTGTCCGGGTGCGGGCAGCGGACGCGGCAGCGGAGACGACGGCGGCCGTGCTGGGCGTGGCGGGTTCTCGCCGGCCGACGGCGGCGGAGATCCTCTTGGGTGCGGAGAAGGTCACGACGACGGCCTTGTGTCATTTGCAGGACGGGTTGCCGTCAGAGGCGATGCATCTACTTTTGGCGGCGGCACATCAGGTGTCGCTGGCTGTGCAGGAAATACAAGACGAACAAGAAAACGTGGAGGGGTTGTGATGACAACGGAATTCAAGGTGGTGGATATCGCCCAGGTGCGGGTGAATCCGAACAACATTCGCGAGGACCTGGGCGACCTGGACCGGCTGGCGGGCGAGGTGAAGACGATGGGTGTGCTGCAGCCGTTGCTGGTGTACCCGCACCCGTCGTTGGAGGGTGACTTCATCATCAAGGACGGTCACCGCCGCCATGCGGCGGCGGTCCGGGCTGGCTTGTCGGTGGTG